GAGATATTGAGTATGAATATCGGGTTCCTCTTTTTTCAGGTGATCAATGCGCATCAGCTTGATCTGTCGTTCCTTATCCTCGATCTCTTTTTGCCTGGCCTCAATCTTCATTCGCTGGGCTTCGATCTCTCTTTGTTGGGCCTCGATCTCCCTCTGTTTGGCCTCAATGGCGGTGCGCAAGTGCTCATTTTCAGCTTCTAAGCGGCCGACTTTGACGGATAGATCCTGTATTTTCTCGATAAAGCCGGGGAAGGCCGGTTCCGATGGTGGGGGAGCCACTTCCGGCGCCGATTGCTCGCGCAGCATAGACCCCTGACCCGTCAAAAGCCAATTCGCATCAAGCTCAGGATAGGCGTGTATCAATTTTGATATGTTTTCTTGTGAGATTCCACCTCTTTTCCTCCCTTTCCCGATAAGTCCATTCGATATTCCAGCTGTGAGCGAGATTTTGTTGTCATTTAACCCCCTGTATCTCATGAACATATCAAGGCGGCCAAAGAAATCTATCATTTCTGCCATATTTTATTTGGTCGATGTAGAACTATTGATATACATTTGCAGCGCCTTCCAAAAGGGAAGACGCGCTAAAAATAGGAATAAACGTAACGAACGAAGAAATGGGAAAGATTCTGAGAGACCCCGAAACAGTAAAGGAGTTGGCTAAGACCTTCGAGGTGAGTACGAGGAGCGTACGATCGGCCTTGGACGGCGTAACGCAGAGTGACCTGGCCAAGCGGATCCGGAAACGGGCGCTGGATATGGGTCTGAAAGAGAAAGGAAAGGAACGAGTAACTGTATTAAAATGAAGGAGTAAGAAGAATGGAAACGAGCATTTTACAATGGAAAGAAGGAGCATCGATCCGGATGCAAATGATTAAGGATGAGCCGTGGTTTGTTGCAAAGGATGTGGCAGACTATTTCGGTGACATGAATAGAGAGCGAACAATGAGGGCTTTAGATGATGATGAAAAGGGGGTGACGCAAATGACAACCCCCGGTGGAAATCAGACCGTTGCGATCGTAAATGAGAGCGGTTTGTATTCAATGATCTTTCAATATCAGCCTCAAAAAGCCCGCGGAGTGAGCACCGATTACATAAACGAGCGCAGAGAAAAGATCCGGGCGTTTCGGAAATGGGTGACGGGCGAGGTGCTGCCGAGCCTTCGGAAATATGGCTACTACGTGGATCCGGGAGCTCAGCTGACCGACGAGCAACGGGAAGAGCTGGAACGGGTGATGATGGGGCGGATGAGGCGCTACCTGTCGCGGCGGGACTACATACAGGTGGCGCGCTCGACGGGTTACCCGGTGTGGTTCGTGCAGCGGGTAGTGGCTGGTCAGGCCGGTGGGCATGCCGGGAGCGTGATGCTGGCTTTGCAGGAACGGGCGCTGAAGAACTGTCGGGAGTATGTGAATCCGCTGTCGGAGGCGCGGATGACGTCCGTCATCGAACAACTGAATGGCAACGAAAAACGACGCGATGGAAACGAAGTATGAATCCGTAATCGGCGAGCTGGGCCAGCGGTTGGAGTTGGCGCAGGCGGACGCGGAACGACTGGAAGAGGAACTGATGGACGAACAGATCGTCCAAGTGGCGCACCCGCTATATGTGGAGTTGCTGAGAGCACAGGCGCGTATCGACGCGCTGAGCGATGCGATAGCATTGATCATTAAGAGCTGAAAAACGAAATGGATAAGGACACAATGGCACTGGGGCCTTCGGGGGTGGACAGCGCTCTTTATGGGTTTGACGAGCTGAGTTACTTACTGAAAGGCGTTTTTGTCGCTTCCCCCCATACGACGGAGGGCATCGAGGAGCGTAGGCATCTATTTGTCGAGCGGATCCATAAGATGGCGGACGAGCTGGAAGAAATGGTCGAAGAGAAAGGCGAAGTCCGTGCGACGATTTTGGTTGCGATCGAACGGAGCGGTGAGGGCGAATACTTCCCTGTTGTATGTGTCTCATCAAAAGGCAGCAATGAGATGCTGGTGGAGGCGTGCAACTTCATTTATAGCGATAAGCGCCTGAAATGGGCGATGGAGGCTGTTTTATACAGAGAGTTGAGCGTGATAGAAAGGAGGAATTATATATGAAGGCGAGAGAATTGAGGCCCGGCGCGTGCTATTGGTACACGGGCCGGGGGCGGCGCGAAATGCTGCGATACCGATACCGGGAGTTGGATGTCTACTTGTTCGATTCGGACGATGGGCAGTCGGTCAGACTGACAGCCGAACGGGTGGAACGATATATCCAAGGGAGGGCATAAGTGCAACGAAAAACGAAAAGTGAAAAATGGAAAACGGAAGATGCAAGAGCGGGCATTCATCCCTCACGGGATGCCCGGAGGGCGTATGCAATACGCCCCTACGCATGTTTTTGGGCGCGCTCAGAATGACAAGCGTGGGGATGTGGCTTCGGTTCGGATGCCTCGGGGTGTTGCTCTCGTGCACCCCGACGGAGGAATGTGAGCCGGCTGTGGCACTGGTACTGTATGCCGCTTGGGTGGTTATGATCGGGCTGATCTGGTGGCGTGACCGGGAACGAATGCGGCGAATAGCTGACCATCTGGGCGAGGATTAATTGTTGCTCTGTTCAATGTCTAAACAACCAAACAACCACCCGAAATGAGCCTCGGATTTGACCAAAAACCGATTTGAAGCCCAAAATGAGCCTCGGATTTGACCAAAAACCGATTTGAAGCCCGAAATGAGCCTCGGATTTGACCAAAAACCGATTTGGAGCCCAAAACGAGCCTCAGATTTGACCAAAAACCGTTTTGAAGCCCAAAACGTGCCAAGGATTTGACCAAAAACCGTTTTGAAGCCCCAAACCCGCCGAGGATTGCACCAAAAACCATTTTGGAGTCCAAAACCCGGCCTCGAATGGCTCTTTCTAACCCTTATATGCCTCAAAAACTTATCCGAGAGTGATCACTGGGCGGCTGTTATGCGCTGCCCGGGTTCCCCATTTTTAGCTTTTAGATTATAGTTTCCACGATGCCTGCTTACTCAATGATAGATGGTGTGCCCGCCCTGACGGTGAACGACTGGTGCCAGTCGGGGCTAACTTATCGGCAGTATTGTTACGATCGCCGCAACGGCGACGTGAAGATTCTGCGCCGCGGGGTGCGGGGCGAGACGGTGATCGACGCGCGGTCGATCCGCCGGGCCGACCGGCTGCGGGTGATCGAAAGGGTGATGGGGCGTGTGCCGCGTGAGGAACACCGGCCGCTCTACACCGTAGACACGGATCGGGAGGCGGAGGCCTTCTTCGCTGCTTACGAAAAAGCAGACGGGACACGCCTCTCGGAAGAGACCGTCCGGCAGCTCACGGCCAAGGCCTCAATCTTCAACGCCCTCCGCGAGGGACTCGCCCGACAGACGGAACGTCGCGCGGCCAGCGGCTCCAAACTTCGGAAAGGTGCCTACTGGCAGACGATGCTCCGTTGGCACACTGACGAGTGCCGGCGGTCGGCCGAAACGTACGGCGTGGCCGTACCGGAGTACACCAACGCACGCAGCCTCGAGCGCGCCTTCCGCGCCTATGTGGCCGAGGGATACGCCGCGCTGCTGCCCCGCAACATGGGCAACGACGCGGCGCGGAAGGTGTCCCGCCGGGCTGAAAACCTGATCGTGGCGCTTTGGCGAACGAACGACAAGCCCTTCGCAGCCCGCGTGCATGAGCTCTACATGGAGTTCGCGGCGGGCGATACGGAGCTGTTCGACCGGGCGACCGGCGAGGTGTTCCGCCCCGAGGATTACCGTTACAAAGGCCGCCCGCAGGCGGTGAGCTGCTCGACCATCCGGCGGTACCTGAAAAACGTGGTCAACGAGACGGCCGTCTATGCCGACCGCAACGGCCAGTTCGACTACGCCAACTCGCAGCGCCCGAAGCATGTGCGACACAATGGCCGGTTTGCCCTCTCCAAAATCTCGATGGACGACGCCGTCCTGTCCCGCAAAAGCACCCGCGGCTGGGTGGCCAAATACCTCTGCGTGGACGTCGTCTCGGGCTACTGGTTCCGCCCGGCCTACACCGTGGGCACACCCACGCTTGACACCGTGATGGAGGCCTTCCGCAACGTCTTTTGCGAGCTTACGGAGCTGGGGTTGCCCATGCCAGCCGAGCTGGAAGTGGAGCATCACCTGATGCAAAACATCGACTGGTTGCCCGAGGCCTTCCAATTCGTCCGTTTCTGTTCGTCGCCCACCGAGAAACGGGCCGAGCACAACATCCGGTCGCTCAAATGGGGTACATCGAAGAAGCAAGGGCACATGTGTGGCCGTTGGTACGGCAAGGCGGAGGCCTTCAAAAGCGTGCGCAACAAGGTGCACGGCGATTTCATCGATCCCACTTTTCAACCGCAAACGATCATTGCCGACGATTTGGCAGACATCGAACTACACAATAATGAACTACACCCGCGGCAGAAAGAGTTCCCCGGGCTGACCCGCCGTGAGGTGCTTTTGAAACACGCCAACCCGACGCTGCGGCCGATCGCGCCGGAAAGGCTGTATAAACACATCGGCAACGTGACGGAAACGACCATCCGCAACAACGACTACGTGCGGGTGGCCAATGCCGAGTTCGCCCTTGCGGACTTTGATATACTCAGCCGCCTTCAGCCGAACGATCGGCGCGTCACGGCCTACTGGCTGCCCCTCGAGGATGGCTCGGTGCCGTGCGTCTACCTCTATCAGGGCGACGTCTACATCGGTCGGGCCACGGCGCGGGCGGAGATGGCCTACAACGAATGCGCCGCGGAACGCACTGAGGCGGACGAGGCGCGGATGCTCGTGCAACATAAGCGGGCGGCGCGCTTCGACCGGATGATCCGCGAGCGACGCCGGGAGATCCCCCAGGTGGGCCGGATCAGTAAAGAGACGGCTGAGGCCACGGCCGCGGCGCCCGTCCAAATCGTCGAAACCCGTCAGCCGATCGGCTACGAGGAAGACGAATTGACGGCATCGATGGAAGATTGGGCCGCCCGCGCGATCGATCAATTATGAGTCAACAAAATAGAAACTACTTAACACGAATAGGACATGTTTCGACAGGATAATATTGTAGAGAATGAGCAATCTGATAAAGTGGACAAAACGCCTCAAACGCATTTATCGCCTCGCAGAAAGCATATGGGTCAGCCGGCAATTCAACTAACCAATAGCTTTCCCCTTGCACCTGCCGGCAAGGGCATTTCATCAGCCGGGAAAACGACAAAAGAGCTTTGGTACTCTCGACGAACTGCTTGTCGGGCAGCTCGTCAGGGATTATGCATTCAAGCAAATAGTACTCAGTCATAGGAATAACGTCAAAACACACAAATATGAGCCTCACGAACGAATACAAAGAGAAAATCCGGGCTGCGCTGGCGGCGCGTCGGGGCAATTTCGACGGCTCGGACGCCCGCTTTGCCGCCACGCTTGGCATAGGCAGCGCGCAATACAGCCGCATCAAGCGAGGCGAGACGGTCGGGGTGCTGGCCGACGAAAAGTGGATCGGCATCGCCCGCCGCTTGGGCGTCGGCCTGACCGATGCGCCGGCATGGCAGACGGCCGAAACGCCCGTCTTCAAATACATCACGGCGCAGCTCGAAATGTGCCAGCAGAACGGCCTCTCGGCCATGCTCTGCGACCTGACCGACATCGGAAAGACCTACACCGCCCGGCAATATGTCAAAACGCACCGCAATGCCGTCTACGTGGATTGCTCGCAGGTCAAAACGCGGCAAAAGCTGCTGCGGGGCATCGCCCGAGAGTTTGGCGTGGGTAGCACGGGACGGCTGGCAGACGTCTACAACGACCTCGTGTTCTACCTCAAAACGCTCGATCGGCCGCTGGTCATCCTCGATGAAGCGGGCGACCTCAGCTATGAGGCTTTCCTCGAGATCAAAGCCCTGTGGAACGCCACGGAGCACTGCTGCGGGTATTACATGATGGGCGCTGACGGCCTCAGCGAAAAGATCCGCCGAGCCATCGACAATAAGAAAGTGGGCTACGCCGAAATCTTCGGCCGCTTTGGCAAGCGCTACGGCAAGGTCGTGCCCACGGCCCGCGAAGAGGCCGAGCGCTTCCTGCAACTGACGGCCGCGATGATCATCAAAGCCAACGCCGGGGCGGATACAGACGTGAACCGCCTGCTTCGCCGTCTGATGGGTGAGGATAACACGCCATCCCTCCGACGCATAAACATCGAACTCTCGAAGGGAACTAACAACTAAAAACGAAAAACGAAAAACGAAAAATGGCCAGGTACTCCGCATCGGGAGATCGCCATCGGGTACCCGGTCACTTTTCACTTTTCACTTTTAGATTTTAGCTTATGAAAAGAGCATTGACGGCGCGCAATGTGCTGACCACAAAGTTCAACACCCTCGGGTTCGACGGTGTATGGCGCGATGCGGTGGGCGAGCCCGAACTGACGGGCAGCTGGATCATCTATGGCGACACGAAGAATGGCAAAACGACCTTCGCCATGATGCTATCCAAGTATCTGACCGCCTTCGGCCGCGTGGCCTACAACAGCGTCGAGGAGGGCAATTCGCGGACGATCCAGATGGCTGTCGACCGCGCCGGCCTGCTCGAGGCGGGCGCCCGCTGGATACTGCTCGACCGCGAAAGCAAGGACGAGCTTTGCGAAAGGCTGCGGCGGCAACGCAGTGCGGACATCGTCTTTATCGATTCCGTGCAATTCATGGATCTGAAGTTTTCAGAATACAAAGACCTCAAGCGGCGCTTCCCCACGAAGCTGTTCGTCTACATCAGTCACGTGGACGGCCGTCGCCCTTCGACGCCCACGGCCCTGCGCATCCTGCGCGATGCCAACGTGGCCTTCCGCATCGAGGGGTTCAAAGCCTTCCCCACGAGCCGTTATGGCGGCGGTCGGCCGGTGGTGATCTGGGACAAAGGCGCGGATGAATACTGGGGGCGGGAGGTAAACGGAAAAACGAAAAGCTAAAAATGAAAAGTTGCCGGGTACCCGACCGGCCCCCTCCCACCGGTAGGACTTTTAGTTTTTACCTTTTAGATTTTAGTTCAAAGAATGATGAAAACAATAGACAACGATCACCGGAAGCGGCAACTGCTGAAGCGCTTCCACATGCTGCTAAACAGGGCGCGGATCGATGAGGACGGTAAGCGCGAGATCCTCGCCTCGTATGGCGTAGAGCATTCCTCGGAAATGGATTGCGCGGGGCTGGCCGACGTGTGCAGCAAACTGGCCGTGGCGATGACCCCGCGGGCGTCTGAGGCAGACCGCTGGCGCAAGCGAGTGATGGCCGCCGTGTTCGGCTACTGCCAAGCGATGGACTATGAGGCGGATGTGAATCGGGTAAAGGCCATTGCCTGTCGGGCGGCCGGGGCGACGAACTTCAACCGCATCCCGCTGGATCGTTTACGCAGCCTTTACAACGCCTTTATGCAGCGTGTAAAAGACATTGAAAAGATCGGCCGAATGGCGGACACACCTCAGGGCGGCGGGGGCTTCCTCTATGTGATGTTCCCCGACGGACGGAAAGAGATCCCCAACGCATAAGACGAAAAGAGATCCCCAACGCATAAACAGATAAACACCTAAACGCATAAACAGAAATGACAACAGTAGAAATGACGGCCGAGGAGCGGCAAGAGTTTGAGGCCTACAAACTGGCCAAAGAGAAGAAAACGGCGGAAGCCAAACGGAAGTCCGATCGCGAAGCCTACACGGCATTGGTGGATGAGACGATCGCGGCCGTAATGCCCGAGCTGACGAATATCAGCGAGACTATCGCCCAGAAAAAGACGGCCGCGGCGGAGGCCTTCCGCGGGGCATTGGAGATGAAGGCGGAGCTGTTCGGCGTGAAAGACGATCAGCAGTCGCACACGTTCACCAACTCCGAGGGCACAATGCGCATCACCATCGGGCACTACATGCTCGACAATTACCGCGACACGGTGAACGAGGGTATCGCGATGGTCAAAATGTATATCGAATCGCAGGCCCGTGACGATGCCAGCCGCGCGCTGGTCAAGGCCATCCTGCGGCTACTGTCGCGCGACGAGGCGGGCAATCTGAAGGCCTCCCGCGTGCTACAGCTGCAAAAAATGGCCGAGGAAACAGGCGACGAACGCTTCATAGAGGGCGTACGCATCATCCAAGAGAGCTACCAACCCACGCCCTCGAAAGACTACATCCGCGCGGCGGTACGCGACGAGTCGGGCGCCTGGGTGGCCATCCCCCTAAGCATGACGGACGTATGATCATCGCAGTAGACTTTGACGGAACGATCCACGACGGCCAGTGGCCGAGGATCGGCGAGGCGATGCCTGGGGCGCGTGAGGCGATCAACGCTCTGCGTGCCGAAGGGCACTACATCATTATCTGGACGTGCCGCGAAGGGCGCCAGCAAACGGAGATGGTGAACTGGCTGCTTGAAAAGGGCATCGGCTTCGATCGCATCAATGATCATCGGCCGGACGAGGTGGCGGCCTATGGCAGCAACGCGCGCAAGGTGTATGCGCATTGCTACGTGGACGATAAGAACGTAGGCGGGATGCTCCCGTGGAAAGATATTGCCGCGTGGATCCGCCGCCAGGAAGAGGCCTACCGGGGGCGTCTTCGGACGCCGGCGAAGTTTGGCCGGGTACATGCCTGCGAAGTTTGCCGGGCGCATGCCGCCGAGAATAACACATCGGAAACGGTCAGCGAGGAGTAAAACAGGATGGCAGCGGGGATGATTCATATCGGTCTGTTCGATGGCATCGGCGGGTTTGGCATGGCGGCCGCATGGTGTGGCATCGAGACGGTCGTATCGTGTGAGATCGGCGCATTCGGTTCCGACGTGTTGGCCTCCCTGTTCCCCGCCGCCTATCATCATAAAGACATTCGTACACTGACAAAAACGATCATCGATGAAAGACTTATTCCACGATTCGGCGCCGACTATGGCCGCCGTACGATACTCACTGGGGGGGCAGCCATCGGGCCTGTATCCGGCAGACTTCGCCGGCGCCCGCAGGCGCCCCGTTACCTCTGGCCGGAAATGCTGCGCATTATTGGTGACGTCCGACCGCGCTGGGTTATTGGTGAAAATGTTGCTGGCATCCTTTCAGGGTGGTACAACCCGCTCACGTCGTTACGCTGGAAAGCGAGCCCGATCTGTTCGGAGCGGGTAACGAGCTTCAAACGAAATGCGGGCAATACACCATCCACCGGATCTGCAAAGACTTTGAAGCCATCGGATATACCATCCGGCCGGTGGTTATTCCGGCCCCAAGCCGTCGGGGCACCCCACCGACGCGACCGAGTGTGGTTCCTCGCCTCCGATGCCGCCGCGGACAGTGAACATTGGAGGGCACACGATAACCCTGCCTCCGCGCCTGCTTCCAACGCCACGAGCGAGCCTCGAGGCCGCGGGGCTGAATGTGAACAACAAGAAAATGGCAGCGAAGAAGGGAGCCAGCTACTTGGAGGAAGTCGTGGCTGGGTTCGTAGTCCGCGCGGGTGTTTCCGGGATTTTCCGAATGAATCACCGGTTCGCACTGACGATGATGGGATATGCCCCGAATCACTGCGCCGCCGGATACGAGCGGATTTTGCGGACTGTCTGTCTGATGATGAAATCGAAGAAGCTATCCACCGCGCCGATAAACGATTCAACGAAGAAGCCCTAAGAGCGGCCGGCAACGCGATTGTCCCGCAAGTGGCTTATGAGATTATACGGGGGATTGTAGAGATAGAGCGGGGGGAGCATTTTCCTGACGTCAGGAAAGAAGCAGACAAGGTATAAGAGTAAGATGTTATAAATTTCTTTTGATTGGGGCGGCCGGAGTCCGGGATGGATAGGCCGCCTTTGCTGTATATAGGCGGGTGACATTGTGTCTATCTTTTCGCCTGCCAAATCGTCGCCCTTTCCCTCCGCTTTTGCTTCCTTTGCAAAAGCAAGGACAAGCGATCAATGATGACCGGACAGAACCAGACGAAAGAGGGACAGAACCAGACGAAAGAGACGGAGGGAAATCCTTCCATGTGTTTGACACGGGTGGAGCGTCGCGAGGCGCGCCGCCGGTTGCTGGCAGCGCGTTTCTATTACTGGACAGAGGTACGCCGTCGCCGCTTCGATGATGTGATGCATATTCTGTCCGAACATGAGTTTTTCGTAGACGAACGGTCTATTATGGACGTGCTGCGTGGGGTCAGCCACTACCTGTCCGACCTACATACCCGCCGCGAAACAGCCGCCGCCCTCCGCCGTGCTTACCCCTCGTGGAACTGGGAGGGGTAAAAAACGCTTTCAATACCTTTTCTTATTCACCGGCCGCGTGCCGATCGACCACGCCGTGGGGGTGATGGCGGCAACCTTACGCTGAGCCACGAAGTACCCCCCTTCCACTGCGTCCGGGCCGTCGGCCGGGGCGGGGGGGC